TCGTTCGTCAGACTGTTGACGCGACAAGTGCTCAGGTGGCCAAGCAGAACAAGACGGTCATCGTCTTCTCTACCGAGATCAGTATCACCGAGCTCTCTGGCAAAGTCAACGGCGCAAACGGCACTCCCCAGGCATTCATGCTGCTGAAGGTCGTGAACCCCAGCAACTAAACTCTCTCGCACTTTTCTGGGAATCATAGTTCCTACCGGCTGTCGGCTCTGATGCAACAGCAAAGGTTGTTCGACAGCCGGTTTCTTTCCAAAACCAAGTAAGCAGCAATGAAGACAGTTGACGAAATCATCTACGACGCTATCTGTGCAGATGCAGCACTCATGGAGGCCATCGGCAACCGTGTGGTGAGCACCTGTTTCGAGGTGTCACCAACCGAAGCGGACAACACGCCAATCCCTTACATCATCGTGACTGACGATGGGTTCCAAGCCCAAGAGTCAACGAAGGATGATATGTGGGATTCGGAGGAAGACCGCGTGCAGGCTGGTGTAGAGGTGGCTGCTGTCAGCAAGAACGAAGTGAATCGGATTGTCCGTATGGTTCGAAAGGCTGTCAACAGATACATCAAGCAGATGCGCGAAAATGGTGAGGAAATACCTACTCTTCAGCCTGGTTATCCACAGGCAAATGGTGTAGCTTGGGATTGGACTAAGCCGTGCTATTTCCAGAATGTTATGTATGTATGTGAAATCCAAAGCGACATAGACGATGAAGATTAAAGGCAAGAACTTTAGATTGCTGCAAGGCGGTGTTGCTTTCCCAGAATCCACCAACTGCTCGATCTCGCTCACGGGTAATGCCGAGGACACTTCAACGAAAGATACTGAAGGACTGTACACCCAGCAGACCATCACATCGACTTCGTGGAGTGCTCAGGTTGATACCTATCAGAGCGAGCCAAGCGAGTTGAAGGCTATCATCACAACCTTTAACGCGGCTGTTGCCGTCGGTATCGGTTGGGACCAGACGGGAGGCGCACAGAACCGCGTGGCACAGAACGCTTCCTTCAAGCGAAACGGCAATGCGCTGTTGAATGATTTTACGATGACCTTTAACGACAGGGAGACAGTCCAACTCTCTCTGCAATTCCAGGGTACAGGAGCCCTCAGTTAATAGACTATGCAGAAAGGACAATACTATCGACTCTTCCTCGCTACGACGGCCAACCCATCGGCTGTGATAGCAGCAGCGAAGCAGATGGCCCTTCACGGATCGGCTCAGACTGAGGAAAGTTCTACCAAGGACACTACTGGCGATGCCCAGGAGTTTGAGGTCACTGGACAGTCATACGACATCAGCGGCAGCGGACTTGTCATCACCGACAATGACACGCTACTGACAGGCGCAAAAAGCCTGAACGATCTCGAAGGATGGATCAAGGACCAGTTGCTCTATTGGAAAATCTGTTTGTGTGAAGGCACTAACAACCGTACCGTTGTCGAGGAGATTGCCAAAGGTACCGGCAAGCTGACTTCACTCCAGATTCAGGCCCAAAACGGAAGCAACACGTCTTATAATTATACGCTAACAGGTTACGGTGCGCTCCAGACCGGGGCAAACCGCTCAGTGCAGACACGAGGCCGTGGTGCCGATGCCGAAGCACCCGAAGGCGAGTAATCTCTCTCATACAAGTCGCGTCGTCGCTATGCTTACTTTTACTCATAGGCACATGACGGCGCGGCTTCATCTTTTCACATTCCCATAAAATTTCAAGAACTATGACCCAGAAAGAAATCACCATTTGCGGACAGGAGATCAAGATGCTTTATTGTGCCGCAACAGAGAACGGATTTGAGCGAATCACTAAGAAATCAACAGCCGTATTTGTGCCGACATTCGGCAAAGACGAAAAGGGCGAGATCGTTGTTACCGCGCCACCAACGGCCACCAACGAGGACTACCTCTCGCTCGCCATTGCAGCCATCGTCGCTGCATACAGTTACAACGATGAGGAACCGCCCATCGAATCAAAGACCATCCTGTACGAGGCCACGCCAGACGATGTAAGGCTGTTGCTGAATACCATCATCGAACTGAGGAACGAGTGGTACGGCATTCCGAAAATCGTGGAAGATACACTGAAGAAGGAAGCCGAAGCGCAGAAGGACAACACGGAGGAACCCGCAAAAAACTGACCACCGCTCACGACCGCTACGCGAAGTTCGTGGGCGAGATCGGGATCAACCGACGTGAATACCTCTACGACCTGACCTACATCGACCTACTGATGATAGAGCGCGGCTACGAGCGTCGCCACCGTCATCTATGGAGCGCGACACGCTGGCAGACGTATTACTACATGGTTGTGCAATGCGGCTCGGACAAACTGCGAGAGAAAGGCATAAACGGACCGGCAGACTTGCTACCACTACCTTGGGACAACGAGCAGAAAGCCCCGGTATCTCAGGAGGTTGTTGATGAACTTCAGGCAGAAATGCGAGAAATCAATGCAAGAAACTCTAAGTCATAATTAATGGTTATATAGGATTAGGTTTTTTATTTTAATTTGAGCAAGGGGAGGCAGCGGCCTCCCCGTTTTTGTTACCATGTCATCACCACATCTTCGCCCCATGAGTCGGCAGCGGTCAGTGAGAATATTTGCTGTCGGCTAAACAGCGGGCCACTATACTGAGTGGTCACGTTCTTCTGCATCGGCACATCCGCCAGGGCTACGCTCGCAATGGTCTCGTTCGATCCGTCGAGGGCCGTCACAGTCACGCCGGTGGTGTAGTCGTCTGAGCATAGACCGAAGATCGAGGCGGTAAGCTGTCCCGTGGTACCGGCATACGACGACGGCACATTGATGGTGGCCGTGCGTTCGTTGGCCGCTGTCGGCTCGCCCGTCATGGCATCAAGGCCGCAGTACCACGTATCGGCATTCACCACCAGCTTTGAGAGCGTGGTCGGCACCTCATCCGTCACGCTGATCCTGAGCCGTGTCGCCACCCGTTGCAGTTCCACCAACTGAGCCGTGCCCGTCTTCGGTGTGACCGCCATCGTCACCGACCGCCAGAACGTGTCGGATGGTTTGCCCCAGGTGATCTCGCCGTCGGTCACTGTCGCATCGCTGCCGCGACTGGCCACGAAGCAGAAGGTGTGAGTGCCCGTGTCGGCTGTCACGCTCACCGTGCCGAAGCCTTCATCCGTCGCCTGCTGGTGTTTAGTTTGCACTAAACTGCCGCCCACGAAGTCAAAGAGCCACAAATCTGTCATGTTTGCAGCCTCGAGCGTGCCTCGCGTCATCGCCTGTTGGGTGATGTTGGGGAAGTCGAAGGTGATCTCAACGACATCCATCGAGTCCGCTCGTTCGTGTACCTGACCGCCCGCTATGGGTTCCGGTTCCTGAGAGCATGAAGTCAGCATCAAGGCCGCTGACATAGCCATCATTAATTTTCTCATAGTGTTTTTGTATAAAGTTAAAAGTTTGGGGTTATTTCGATTTAATATACACAAAACCATAATAGAATCGATGATCATCTTCATCGTATTCCGATTCGTAGATATGCGCCTCGCAACGATACGGAAACTCACCACCAACCATCGAGCGCACGAAGTCGGTATGCTCGGAGGGAATATATCCAAGATGGTGACGATCCTCAGCCACAATCTTAATGGCATCGGGGTCATACTCATTATTAGGTTCAGGGACCAGCGCACACATCACTCTACCGAGGTGGCGGTTAATGCCAGTGCGGTAGTTGATGCCAGCAATCTTTAGGATTCTGAGATTATCGTACAGGCTGAGATAGCCACCATCGGCTCGAGGCTCAGGCAACTGACCGTTATACGTTTCATTCAGGACGGCTTGATAAGTTTTCTCGTCGCCTACTATTTTCGACTGAATCAACACCTCCGCCAGCCGTGTCATTCTATCAGTCTCAGAGAGCAAAGTCTCATCGGCCATTTTTGCAGACAGCTCGCGCTGCGTATCTTCGTGGCTTCGTGCATGATCCGACACCTGCGCAATCATAACAACGATTGCAATAAACATGATAATAAAGAAAAGTATCATCATAACATTACTTTTTTGAGTTAAACATTTTATCTTCTATCATCTCAAATTCATCGTGAACAGACTGTGCCAGCACCTTCGCATACCTTTGTGTCTGCGTGATGTTAGTATGCCCGAGCATCTTCGACAGGTTCTCGATCTTCACGCCGTGGCGGAGCATGTACGTGGCGAAGGTGTGACGGGCCAGGTGCGAGTGGAGTTTTGTTTTGATACCGGCCATCAGCCCGAGTGCCTTCAAGTGCCGGTTATAGTCGGCATTATTCAGGTGCGGAATCTTCATATCGTGCTTCTCCAAGATGTGCAATGCAGGTGTGAGGATGCTGCTGACATACGGCACGCCAGTCTTGATACGCTCGCCAATTCGGTTCCACCGCATACCGTCCCATTTATAGTCTGATATGTCGAAGGCCATCATGTCGGAATAAGGAAGACCAGTGTACATCTGGAAGATGAATAAGTCGCGGGCGGTCTCGAGCGGCGACCCATACGGCAGAATCAGAGACTCAAACCGTAGCATCTCATCCTCGGTCAGATACTCTACACTTTGCTTTTCACCTCTTTTGAATTTCCCCTTCAGGCGGTCGTAGGGATTGCGGTCAAGACGGCCAAACTCCACGGCTCGATTCAGCAGAGCCTTCAGGCACTTATGGTAATTATAGACACCAGCGTCACTCAACTTTGCTTTATGAAGCCATGCGTCAAAAGCATAGATTTTCTCAACCGTCACATCTTGCCAGTTTGTCATTCCCCCAAACTCAACCAGTCGCACAACCAACGGCCTGTAGTGCTTGCGGGTGCCTTCAGATATTCGCAGCATATCAATCTGTCCTTCTATCCAATCTATAAAATATGGACCACTCTCTGCCAACGCCCACACGTTTTTCTTGATGGTGTCGATGTTAAAATGACCAGATTGGATACAGATGTTCACTTCTTCCATCACCTTCTGATAGATCAGCGCGAGGCGTTTGTTCAGTTCCGAGGCATCCATGCGGTTGACCACCTGAGCGGCCACCCATTGTGAATGCAACACGCTGATACCAGTCGCAATGTAGTACGACTTGCGGTTTGCCGTTATTCTTATTTCGACGGCACCAGGAACGCTTCGATTGGCCACCTTGCGCCTGTCAAACATAATTTTTGTTGTTATCATCTTTATATATATATGTGCGCACATATATGCGCGTGTGTTTACTTTATTATAATTTTAGTCCATGTTTCTTTGAATGTTTTACATGTTTGATTTTTGGGTGTTTTTGATGTAAAACATTTATAAAACATTTCATCCATTTTCTCCAAAAATATCCCGTAATCGGAATTTCATAATCTTCTCAGATTTAAGCTGTTTCCCTTTATTTTAGGCGGTCCTCGCGTATTTTGAGGAGTTTCCGTCCGCTTCAAAAGGTGATCCGCTTGGGGCTCTCCAGTTTTCACATAATTGGGTGATATATAATAGATTAACAAATATGGTATTAGTGCCGTGTAAAACATTTGTAAAACACGACTCCATATTAAGGTTATTCTATCAATAATATACCACATCATACGCGCAACGAATCTCGTTCATCTCTTTCATCAGCAACACCAACAGGGAAGTGGTAGTCTTTCATCATATCGTCTGAGCGTAACTTGTTGTTTTCAAGTTCTAACGTATTGATACGAATCTTATATTGTTCAATCAGTTCCAGCTGTGTTTTGATGGTCATATCTTTTGAAGAGGACTCATTCTTGGTGGCTAACAGTTCACGATGAAGGCTGTCGATCTGTGTGTCCTTAATAGATAGTTCATTTTCGAGTGCTACAATCTTATCTTCCTTTTGCAACATCCTCGCCTCTATGTCTTCCTGATATTCATCACGAGGAACATCCTTAATCATTTCCCCCTCGCCTATCAGCATCCACTCTATTGAAATGAAAGGGTACTCATGCGCCAGTTTGACAAACAGAAAATCATAATCTCCTTCTGGGTCGTAATTCTTGGCCTTTGATACGACCGCATCTGTAACTTGCAATCTATTGGCAACTGACAGATGATTACTGATGTACCCTTCATCTACCAGGTAATTCAATACAGCCACAAAGCGATTTGCTTTCTGAATAGTATTATTGAAAAGTTGCTTATGATAGTCTTCGTCTTTTGCTGGGTCTGGAGAGCCTTTGCCTGTAAGCAGAAAGTTTTCTGATAAACCAAAAAGGTTAGCCCATTTTTTTGCTCCCTTCTTGCCGAGCGTTTTAGAACCGACAAGTACACCATTTACATACGGCACGGAAACGCCTAATATAGAGGCTATTTTCTGTTGTGAGTAACCTTTTTCTTCCAAATATTCCTTCAATCCTACGTACATAGAATAAACCTTTTTAGTTAATTAACCTTAATAGTTAAGTTGTTTTGATACAACATTAACCTTTTTTGTTTATCTTTGCACCCAAATTAATGAATGAATCAGAAAGCGGGCGCACAAAGAGAGTTGGACAGGCTAAAAGCCCATCTGAGTAGAGTGGTAAATGCAAAGATACAACTTTCTGCCCGTTTCTGTTCATTTTAACCTAATTAATTAATAAAGTTTAAGATATGGTTAATATTCAAGAAAAGGTAACAAGAGACGATTTGAGAGCCTTTGAGCTGCTTGAATCCAAGGAGTATAGACTCCCGTCTGAGAATGCCATCGACACGCTTTCAGCAGCAAAGAGCCAGATGAAAAGACGTGAAGGAAAGGAGTTCAAGATGATCAGAACTGGCGAGCCTTTAACGGTACGTGTAACTCGTATTAAATAATTAACCGTTATGGATAAGATATTGCGTGCTGAGATTGTCGCCGAGGTGAAGCGGTCGTTGGCGGAGGTGAATGAGGTGTACCAAGAAGAGTGGTTGACCAAGGAGCAGCTTTGTGAGCAATTCCCTATGTTCACGCCGTCATGGATTAAGACATTTGGCGAGAAGAGCGCAATGCCAAGGGAGCGCATATCGGTGCAGTCAGAAGACGGCAGCGGTGTGCGTTCTCGTTTTATGTACCCTAAACACAAGATCAACAGACTCATCATGGAGGGGTACTTCAGGAACTTGGTAATAGATTAACAAACACATAGGTTAATAATCACATAGATAGATTGTTGTTCAAAAGCAGTTACAGGCCGAGCGAGGCAGACCAAACGCAACGTACAATTAACCAAGGTTTTTAGTTATAAGGTAATAGATTGTTTTGTTTCCCAGCCTGCTGTGAAGTACGCTGGTTTTGAAAGAAAAGACGGAGAGAGTAATTCAGGATAGAATATAGATGGTAAGATTAGCTCAGTAGGTAGAGCATCTAGAAAAGGCGTAATTCACTTTAAGTGCGCATAGGAGTGAAGCCCAAGTGTACCAGAGGTCAGAGGTTCGAGTCCTTTATCTTGCCCCAGATTAGAAAGTTTGTTCTTTGACATATTGGAAACAAACAAGACTGACAGCGGGGCGGTGGTTCCAGCTGCTGCACACCGGAGCGACATGGGTTGCCATGATGGAGTGGTGCGCTGTCAGTGTCGGAGGCGACAAGCAGCCCCGATGTTGAGGAACGAACTAAAGAGATTAAGGTAAGCGGGATGAGCTTCGCGCCCTCCCGTCGGTGGCGGCTTGATACGCCACATTGTTGAACTTAACGGCCCATGAAAACCGATGGGCGTGATAATGGTACGGTAGGTCACGTAGTTTAATATGGCAGAACACCAGGCGATCTGCGAAGAGCAGCGTCGAGGGGAGCGAGTTCGAACCTCGCCGTGGTCACAAACAAAGAGATAAGTCACATTAGTATTAACTAAAAACAAACGGTTATGAGTAAGAATGTAAAAGACTTCTTTAATGCCATCGGCATTGAGGATTTGGAGAGTGTAGAGAATGCCATCGCTCAGGTGGCTGGTGGCATCCTTCTGGGTGCGATTTTCGTGATAGTGATGTGTCTTGGTAGTATCTTCGATTAAACAGTTAGCGATATGGTAACACTATTTATTATCATCGGCATGGCAATTCTGCTGCCGATTTTGGCCACCATCATCGATGAGATCGTGGCGTGGGTGATAAGAAAAAGAAATATTTATAAATAATAAATTAAATAATAATGGAATTTGACGGAAGAATCATCAGGGTGCTGCCGACACGAAGCGGCACCTCTCAGAACGGCAACGAGTGGAAACGCCTGCCGTTTGTGTTTGCTTATTACGAGAACGGAGAGCAGCGATGGGAAGACAAGGTGCTGCTCGAAACATGGGACACTAACATCATGGCACAGATTGCTCGGTACTGTGAGATCGGGCAGGATGGCAAGGTGGTCATCGAGAACGGTAGTGTTAAGCTGAAGACGCTCGACATCAAATGCAAGTGCGGATTCAGTCACAGCGTGAGAGACGTGACCAAGAAAGACGGAACAGGCATGGTGACGATGAACGACCTGAGATGTTATAAGTTGGAAATCACCGGACAGCAACAGATACAAGGGGCAGTGGGACAGATGTTGGCAGCACAAGCACAGACTGTCTATCAGCCACAGCCTGCATACCAGCCGCCAGTGCAACAACCATTCCCACCACAAAACCAGGAAGGAGGACAAGGCAATGACGACCTTCCGTTCTGACCATTTCTTCCCTGAGTCTAAGCCTACGGGCTGGACTCAGCGGAACTTCGCTAACATGAACCCACGCCTGCCAAACAGGGTGTGGCGCAAACAAAGCAAATAAACATCTGTGAGATATGAAAAGCCTGATATTATTCTTATTATTTATTATTTTGGTGCCCATCGCCCTGTCGTCGCTGCTTGCCATGTACATTCTTGCAAAGGTGGCGATACTGTATATCTGCGAAAAGGTGACCAGTGTTTATCGTTACGCATCCGGAAAAGTGAAAGACAATGAAACACCTGCCGAAGATTACGATTGAGACGCTGCCTAACGGTTACGCGCTGACCATAGGCACGAAGGAATACATGTACCACAACGTCGAAGAGCTGCTTGGCGGTTTCTTCACCCACGTAGGCATCGGCGAGACCGAGTATATGGATAAGGATATGGTGGTAGGCGTGCTCCAGGCGGCTGCAACATGGGCGACCGCCGGCGATGCGCTGAAGGCCAACGCCTCGCTGATAGCATCCACACGCAAGGCCAATACCGAGGCCACGCTTGCTGAGCGCGGTCGGGCTCGCGCTAACGAACGAGCCGACGAAGCCGTGAAAGAGACCAATCGACTGCGTGGCGAGAATATGGAACTAAAGGCGAAGGTGCTCGATCTCGAAGCGTCGATTCAACGCATCGGTAAGACGCTCGTAGCCAACCACAGCCACCGCCAGTCGCGCCCCGTGATGGCCGACGCTGATCACATGTCGCGCGGTCGCAAGCAGCTCGTCACAGGTCCTAAGAAGAAAGGTAAAGGCCGTTACGCCAGAAAGGAGTGAATGAGATGAAACCATTCCCAGGAGAGGTGAGAAAAGACTACACCATCAAGTGCCACCCTTATGCGCTGACCGATGACCAAGTGGAGTGGCTGAGCGAAACATTCCCTGTGACTGAGAATATTGCTATCGTGAGGGCTATGGGTATCAGCTATCCGACACTCTACAAAATGGCAAGGCGTTACGGGCTGAGCAAGACCGAAGAGGGATTGCAAGCCATACGCCAACGGCAGACGGAGTGGCACAAGCGGATGAACCGCCAGACGCGGCTCCACCTGATGAGCGGTCAGCAGACTGGTCGGTGCATGAACGTCAGAATCAAGCCTTATACGAAGTTACAGGTTGACTGCCGCAGCAAGGCGGTGAGAATTTACGGCTACATCGTCACAGAAGGCCACCAGGCGCGAGATCATGACCCAGACCGATATGTTATCTACTACGACGATAAAACGCGCCGTAGCGCAAAATTTGAAGCCAACTGCGAAGCGGCAGGTTTTAATATTAAGGAACTATGAACGAAGAGAGTAACAATACACTACCACAGACACCAGAGGTACCTGATTTCCTTCAGGGTGACAACTGGTTCAGTGAAGACACCAGCAGTTTGTATCTGGACTTCACGAAACCATACAAGCCACCACGATGGACGCTGAGCCACGACGGGACACCATTCGCAAAGATGGGCGATCTACACGTCATACAAGGTAAGGCCGGACACGGAAAGACCTCGCTGATGACTCAGTTCATGGCTTGTCTACTCTGCGGATCGTTTGGTCATCTTCGGTGCGAACTCAAAGACCCTGCAACGGTGCTGTACATCGACACGGAAATGTCTGAGGATGATACCATCGCCATTAAGAACCGCGTCTGCTCTTTGGCTGGCATTCCGTTCAATCAACCGAGCGAAAGATTCAAGGTGGTCAGGCTTCGTGAGACCGAAGATGCCCGTGAACGTTGGCGACAGGTTCTGAAGGTCATTTGGGAATGCAAGCCGACGGTGTGCTTCCTCGATGGTGCCCTCGACGTGGTAAACGACTACAACAGTCAGGAAGAGTGCCAGCCCATCATCCGCAAGTGCATGATGTTGGTCACGCATTACGACATGTCAATGTGGTGCGTGCTCCATGAGAACCCAATGGCCGACAAGATGGTTGGAACACTCGGATCAATCATGCAGCGCAAGGTGACTGAGGCATTCAGCGTCCGCAAGCATAAGCACGAGAAAGACAAATACCCCAATATGCCTGATATATGGTTCGAGGTATTGCAACCGAAAGCCCGTGGTAAAGATCAAGACGAGTGGGCATTTGAGGTCGTTAATGCTGAGAGCTGGGGTGTTCCTGTCGAACTCGATAATAATGGCCGAGTAGATAACCCGGAAGACACAAAAAAGCAGGCACTCATCCGTGAAGCAAACGACCGCTTTAAGACATACAACTGGACTACCAGTGGAACATCCTATACTGATCTCGACAAGCACCTGACAAGTCAAGGTGTAACATCGAACCGCCAGAAGAAGAAACTTTTCGACATCGGACTTGAAAAGAATATCATCTATAAGGCCGACAACGGAAAGTATCACTATAATGGAATGAAGGATTTGCCGAACGACCAAACCGAGCAATTACCATTCGACAAACCAAAAGACGAAAACGTACCATTTTAAAATTTGAATGATATGTCAGCAAGACAGCAATTTTTATTGGACGTGGTTGTAGGACTCTGTGCTAATTCAGAGTTTATGAAGACCACTAAAAACCTTCATCATGATTTTGAGAAGGCAGTCAGAGAACAAGCCAACAAAATCGTCAACGAAATATTCTACGACGATTAGTTTCAGCCGCATAGCCCCGTGTCCCCCCACCCCCCAACAACGCCCCCTATATTATAGGGGGCGGTTGTAGGGGGTGGTAGGGCACCGAGCAAGCGGGCGACGCGCGTATGCACGCGCACGTTTGGCTTTCCAATATATCGTTTTAGGGGCCTCGGATGGCGCGAAAAAAGTTAGTATAGTAAAACCTTAGAGTTTCAGTACTAACTCCAAAGAGTTACTATACTAAAAAATAATCGAAGATATATGGGTAAGATTCCGAAACACATCATCGACAAGATTCTTGAAACGGCTGACATCGTGGATGTCGTAGGCGACTTCGTGACACTGAAAAAGAAGGGCGTGAGGTACACAGGGCTCTGCCCATTCCACGAAGACCACAACGCCGGGAACTTCATCGTGCACCCCGTCAAACAGTGCTATAAGTGCTTTACCTGCGGTGCGAAGGGTGGTGTGGTGGACTTCCTGATGAATCACGAAAAGCTATCCTACCCTGATGCCATCCGATACTTAGGTAAGAAATACTCAATCGAAACAGATATGAACGACTTCAACTACACACCGCCACCACCACGACCGGCACCGCCGCCACTGGAGCTGTTGGTACTGCCGAAGTACATCATGGCCGGTACGCTGACCGCCGAGGCATTGGCCGAGGATAACCTCGTGAGTTACATCCGCACGGGTATCGCCTGGGATGCTATCCAGCGCAAGCGCGTGGAAGAGATGATAAGTCTATATTGCGTCGGTCATGGGCGCAACAAGCACACGATCTTCTGGCAACTCGACGAAAAAGGACAGCTGAGGACGGGCAAGATGATGAAGTACTACCCGCCAGGGCACCCGAAGTTTGGCCACCGTGACAAAGAGGCTTCGTGGAATTTCGATTGGATTCACTCTTCGCTCAGCCGACATTGGGATGCTGAGAGGCAGGAGATGACCGACGAACCGCCATATCCATACCCACAACTGTACGACCCATCGAAACAGGAGGCGCAGATCACCTTCTTCGGTATGCACCTGCTGGATAAGTGGAAGCGTAAAGACGTGGAGCAAGACGTGAAGATCGTGGAGAGCGAGAAGACGGCCCTGCTGATGGCTATCGCCTACGGCAACCACGCCAAACAGATATGGATAGCCTGTGGCGGTCTGGAGATGCTGAACCGCGAACGACTGAAGCCGCTGATAGACCGAGGCCGACGGATCATTCTCTACCCCGACCGCGACGGCATCGAGAAATGGCGTATCAAGGCAGAACAGCTCCACTACGACCGACTGACCATCGACACCACACCAGTCACGAAATGGTGGAAGCCTGAAGATGGCGAGAAAGCCGACATAGCAGATATGGTGATCCGCATGGTGAACAACTCGAAACCGATGACCACCATCGACGAGGTGAAGGCTGCAATGCCAGAAGCAAACGAATTAATTGACAAACTAAATCTAACTATCGACAATGATTGGAGAACAGAAGAATAAAGACGACGGCTTTGTAGTCATCTCTACGAAAGTGCCGCCGCACGTGGCCGAGTTCCTGAACATATTCGCCGTGAGTAAAGGCACCGACATCTACGGACTGCTCCAGATGTTTGTGCAAACCATCATGCGAGCCGCGAAATGCACGACGACACTCGACCCTCAGACAAAACTGCTGATGCACATGCTGGAGATGGATAGCGATTGGAATCGCGCATTCAACTTCGCCAGTCCGACGGCAATGGCAGACGTGGCGCAAGTGATCCTCGTGACACAACAATACGACGGAAAGGGAGCCAACCGACTGCCCCGCAAGGGTTACGGACTGGTGATGATCGACAAACCAGCTATGCCAGGTCAGAAGCCGCGACGCACTTACTGCGTGGATGACATACTGGAGCGCGTGGTTGAGGTGTCAATGGCCGGACTCTATCGTGAGCTGCGCCAGGTACAGCTCAGCATGAAGTCGAAGAGTGTGCGCGAAACACTGATGACGCTTTGCGACGCTGCGCTCATCGACCTGCTCGACGAAGCCGACCGCAACGAACTGCCGAAACTGGGCGAACACCACGACTTCGGGAAGGTGATCGAATGGGGCAACAAACAGAAGCGCAAACCACACCGCACACCCGACAGCCTGGCCAATGCTCAGCAGCAGATTATCCAATGGACGGATGATGACCGCGAGATAGCCGACATGGAGGCAAAGGACTGGGAGGGTGAACACCGACAGACCGAAGAACCACCAACCAACATGAGCGACCATGATTGAAGAGAGTCAATACCGACTGCCCCACCGTGAACAACCCAAACCAAAGGCCGACCCGGAAACGCTCGCATACTTGGAGATCCTGCCGTGGCGACCATTCACTGAAGAATGGTAAGCGTATGAATAAGAAGCGAAACTGGCGAGGGGTGAGCGACAAGGTAGCCAAAGATAAGGCGGAGATATACAACAGCCGCGAGTGGAAGGAGTTGCGCATTGCGAAACTCAGGAGCACCAACGGACTGTGCGAGGAATGTCTGAAGGAGGGCATCGTGACGAGTGCCAGGTGTGTGCATCATGTGGTGCCGATTGAGACGGCCCGAACCAAAGACGAGATGAAGCGGTTGGCTATCGACTGCGGACTTCAAGGGCTGAAGGCTCTGTGCTTCGCCTGTCATGCCCGCATCCATAAGGAGCTGGGCAGCAACACGGCGAAGATAGTGCGCCAGCGTGCCGAGGCAAGGCAAGACCGATGGGCTGACAACCTCATGAGTAAATTCGTAAAGAAAGAAGACGATGGAACAGGAACAATGGAAACCGATTCAGGAGTTCAACGGTGAGTATGAGGTGAGCAACCTCGGACGTGTGCGCTCAATGAAAAGGTACCACGGTATGGTTGGGCGCATCATGCCTCAGACCATCCAGCGCAGAGGTTACTATGCGGTGATGTTCTGGATGAACAACAAACCGTACTGCCGCAAGGTGCATCGGTTGGTCATCGAAGCATTCACACCTAACCCCGACAGCCTGCCGTGCATCAACCATATCGACGGCAACAAACTCAACAATCATGTGAGCAACCTCGAATGGTGTACCTATCAGGCGAACATGCAACATGCCGTGCGCACAGGGCTGACCCATCCGCACCAATGGACTGACGAAGAGCGCAAGCAGATCAGCGAGCGCAACAAACAGTATGCCATCAGTCATGGCTACCAGCCCAAGCCACACCGAACAATGGCTGAGTACCAGGCAGAGCGACGAACTAAGGCCGAAGAGCGCAAGCGACTGAAAGCATTGCAACCTAAGAAGAAACGCGGAAGACCTCGCAAGCACC